GAGAAAGAACCATTGAATGCGAACCACTCAACTTCTCTTGCCACTTTTTCCATAGCTTTTTCAAGCTGTAATGCAAATTCATCATTTACTGGGTTACCACCAAATAATCCTAATTTATCTGCTGCTGTTACTGTTCCATCTCCATCAGAGGAGTTTGCAATATTAGCTGACAAATCGAAAGGATTTTGATTTCCGGTAGATGCTAAAGCTGTATAGGTCATTTGTACACCTTTATGGAAAATTTGAGTTACATAAGTGTATGCAGCTCTATCTCTTCCAAGATATTCTGTAGGTGTAGAACCTTCTTGTCCTTTAGTTGGTTCTGAAGAAATGGTTGCATTATCTTCTACTTGGACTTGCCAAAATGTAGAGTTTAATACTTTACCACCATTCAAACCACCAACTGCTGACAATAAAGGTGTTCTTTGACCACCAACTTTAAACAATTCACCAGTAAAGTTATTGATATTTTGTGCATAAATCGTATTGTTAGTTAACGAAATACTTGCCATTTTTTATCTTCTCCTATAAGTTAATTGTCTAAATTGTTAGAAGAAGTTTAGAAATTACTGTTTAGAGTTTTTCTTCGCTTCCTCTATAACAGAAAGTTTTGCAGCAATTGAGTTTCGTACATTACCTGATTGTTCTATTTCACGAACCTGACTTATCACATCTGTGTCGTAGGTATCTACAACTGAGTTGGCTTGTATGTTATTTAAGCGTTCTTGACTTTGTTCTGTACTTTGCACAGCTTCTTGTAATCTGTCTTGTTGCCCAAATTCAACTCCAAACTCTTGTGATGCGTATGCCTGGATTCCTTCAACAGTCATATCACCTTCGTACATCATCTCTACTGCCTTGCCGACACCTTTTGTAGTGTCTAACCCTGCCGATTGAAATACTTGTTTTCTTTCTTTAGCTTCAAATTCTGCGATTTTACCTTCGTAGACTTCGAGTTTTTCTCTCATCTCTTTCCAGTTCTTATCGCTATTTTTAGCTTGTTCTTCTGAGTTATTAAGCTCTTCTGTCATTATTCTTTTGTCCTTACTTCACACATTTTTTTTACAAGAGGCGTATGAGTTACCTCTGAGTGTTTCCACCCATTTTTTTATACTCTACTGTTTTTATTTGACAGGTCTTGTCAGTAGGCATCAAGACCGATTACAAAGTCTAGGTCTAGTTTTTATTTCGGACCTTAGTACAAAATAGCTAAGGTTATTATATCATAAAGTTTTTAAATGCAAGTTGTTTAAACAAGTAGTTAAGCCTCTTCTAAACCTACTACTTCACCAGTTCTTGTCTGTGCTGCCCCTAGTACAGGTGCAGATTCTGTTACTGCTCTAGCTTCTATGCTCTTAATTATATTTAAATCTTCAACACTAAGACCACCTAGACCTCTAGCAATTTGTTCTTCTGTTGGTGCAGCAATACCTGCTGCTGCTGCAGTTGCTTGTAATCCTGTAGCTACTTGTGCAGTCTGAGTAAACAATCTTCTTGCCTCTGCTTGTGAAACGCCTTCTTGAACAAATCTCTGTGCTGCTGTTATTCCTACACCAACACCAGCTACTTCAGCCTCTGCTGCTATCTGTGATACTAAAACTTGATTTTGTAATACTGCCTCTGATAATTCAGGTGATACAAACATTCCAAATATAGCTTCATCAGATAAATTAAGACCAAAGTTTTCTCTATATATTTCTTGTACTTGTGGAATATTGTTGAATACTTGGTTGTATCCTATTGATAGTCTTTCTTCAAACTCTTTTGCACTTACATCTCCTGCAATAGCTTCTGCAATATCTCCAGCAAACACATCAGGGTTTAAATTAAATGTTCTTAAAGCATCTTGCATCCTGTCAACAGTTTCAATGTATTGGGTTTCTGTCATCCTTAGAGAACCATCTTCTCTAGCTATTCCAGGAAAAGCAGCTCTAAAATCATCTGTAGCTCTTGCTTGTGCTAAAGCTATATTTAATTCACCTGTCTCTGTCCAAGTATTTACTATTACTTCTACAACTGATGCAGGTAAATATGGATACAAATTTTTTGCTTCTTCTAATGTAGGAACATACTCTCCTTCTTCTTGTATAAATACTGGTTCTTCTGCAGTTGGAGAATCATATACACCTTGACTTCCTTGTTGTCTTAAAAATTCATCTATCAAACTTTGCACTTTACCCTCTGCATTTGTGAGGTTTGCAAGTGCTGCTGAACCACCACTAATTCCTGAACCATCTTCTAATAAAACAGGATTTGTAGAATATCCTGCATTATTGATTAAATCAATAGCCATATCTTCTGCATTTGCGTAACCCTCTTGTATCGCTAAGCTATCAGATATTGTTTCTCCACTTGGACTATCTTTTCTGTATAATTTTATTTCTGCCATTAAAATACTCCTGATACTGCTTGTGGTAATGCTCTAGTTAATTGGTCCAAGAAATCATTTTTGACTCCTGGTGCATTTAGGTATCCTTTTCTAACAAGTTTATCAAACTCGCTGTAGTCACCCTTAGATTCTATTATTAAATCATTTATTTTTTCTTGGTCAGTAACACTTAATTCACCTGTCATTCCTGTACCACCAGTTCCAAATATTATTTTGGATGCTCTGCTAGTAAAATAACTATTCCATACACCATACTTAGAACCAGCAAAAGATGGATACAAAGTATCATGTATCTTTTGTAAATCTTCATCTACAACATCCCCTTGACCATTCCTAATTAATCCTGCGAACTGTAACAATGTACCAGTACCTTTGTATCTTTCTAATGCATCAGCACCAAGGTAACTAATTACTTTTTGTTCTGCTGCAAGTAATCCATCTGTTGTATCAAACTGTCCTACAAATCCTCTAAGCTCTTCAGGTAACATTTGTTCTCCACCTACTATTTGAAGTAATGCGTTGTCTCTTATGTAATCAATGTATGTATCAACTTCATCTTTAGTATATTTTCGGCTTGTAAGACCAAAAGCTAACATTTTTGCTAATGCGCCTGTGTCACCTTTTACTTTTTTATCAAACAATGTTTTTTGTATGGATGAAATATTGTTCTTTGTTTTTTCAGCAACTCCATCAGGACTAGCATAAAATTCTACTAAAAAACTTCTTTCTTCAGGAGTTGTACTTTTGTACCAGTTAGTATCTTCTAAATCAGATTCTGATACAGGAACACCAGTCAATACTGCAGCTAAAAATTGTAGCTGTACATCCTGGTCTAATAACCAAGACATACCTTTTTCTTTAGACCTTTCATCTAATTGTGCCTCAGCTACATCCATAATGCTTCTGTATTCTTGTGGGTCTTGACCTGCTGTTCTTGTTTGTATTTCTGATACTAATAAATCTTCGTGACCTCTAAATACATATCCATAATTTCTAGCAAACTCTTCTTCTGTTAGTTTTTCAGGCACTGTGCCTTCTCTAAGAAAGTTTAAAGAATCTACCTTTGCAAGTATTGGAAAATCTCCTAATGCTTCATCTGTATCAAAAAACACTGCATATACAACACCATCTATTTCAATGATAGCTTCAGGTTGGAATGCGAAATTACTAGTTAACATTTTCTACCTTTGATATTTGTTTTAATAATTGATAATAGTTTTTTGCAGGTGTTGGTCTTTGTGGAAAGAAACTATTAGGGGCATCTTCTACTTGTTCTTCATTATCTTCAACTTTCATCGAGTCCTGTTCTGCTTGTTTAAACAACGAGGTATCATCTTTTATTTTCTGTTTACTAGAAAAATACTCTGATACATCACCTTCTATTTTACCTTTTAATTTTTGTGCATCCTCATTTTCTTTGTCATTAAATTTATCCACTGTCATTACATACATATTAGAAAGTATTTTCATTGGTTCATCTGTTTCTAATTCTTTAGCTTTATTGTCGTAAACTAATTTAAATAGTTGTGCTTGTGTTTTTAAATCTGATTTTGCTATAAATGTTTTTGCTTTGGCTTGTGCATCATCACTAAAATCTCTTACATCTGTGTCATCTTCACCGACAATATTGCTTTCTAATTGTTTAATCTGTTCCTCTGTAAATAAACCTTCTATATTAAATCCAGCATTTTTCATAACTTGGTAGTAAAATGCAGGTTCTGAGTCCACATTAATTTGAAATACACCATAAGAAGGTGATAGTTTATCAGCAGCTTCGTGTACAAAAGGAACACCATCTACTCTTGATTCATAAGCAGCTATAGGCACAACCAACTCTATAACTTGTTGTGGTACACCTACACTTGCTAATGCCTCTATAACTTGTTCTGCTGAATAATTTTCTTCCATTATGTAGTTTCTTTCATAAACTCTATTTGACCCATAGCTTGTTCAAATAAATTCGTTGTATATCTTAAGTTTGTTAAATCTTGTTGTCCTTGTATTTGATTAGCTTTTATCTTTTTTAATTCTTCTGTAACAATTTCTTGTGCAGATGCTAATTGAGGTCTTACACCTTTTTGTCCAGTAAGAGATTCATAAGAAGGTATAACTAATGGAAGTATTGAACCTTTTAATACTCTTGCATATTCTCCTTCACCTATGCTTCTTGCATCTCTAAAACTTGCACCTCTTATTAAATCGCTATTAGTTACTGCAGACTTGTTATATTCATCTAATAACTCTGCTTCTTTTTGAAAAGCATTTACAGCAACATACGCATAATCTCTGTAGTCTTTAGCACTTAAAGTAATACCTAATGAGGCTGCACCTGCATCTAATATTTGTTGTATCTGTGCTGGTGTAGCATTAACTGGTTCTTTACCATACTGACCATCTTGTAATAATTTTATAAAACCTTCTAGTTCCTGATTGTTTTCAGAAACTTCTTTAAGTGTTGTTTCCCATCCTTGTAAACCATTAGCAGTATCTATTTCCCATTGACCAGTATCTGTAGCTCTTGAAAATATAAGTGCCATGAAATTTGCTTCTCTTGATGTCCATTGACCATACTCTGTGACTGGTGGTGCATCCATACCAGCAGCTTCCATTTGTTTTTGTAGTCTAAATATGTCATCGGCTTCTAACTCATATTCAAACATTGAGTATTCTTCACCCTTGAAGAAAGGTGCTTCTACCATTTCACCTTTACTGTTTTCAATCATTCCTTGATTGTCTGTTTTAAAACCCCATGCTGGTGCAGATGTTCTTAAAGGACCACCTGATGCATCTACTACTTGCACACCTTCAGTAGCCTCTGCTGCTGCTGCTCTTTCCTCGGCTTCTTTTCTATCTTTTTCTATTTGTACAAAATCTATTTTTTCTACAAAATCTGCAAAATCTATAACATTAATTGCTTCTGCACCTGCTGTAGCTAAATTAGTATTACCCTCCATAGTTCTGTCTTTGTCAAACTCTACAATTATTGATGATTTAGTATTTCCTTCACCAATCTCTACTGTTTGTTTTGCATCGTTATCTTGCAAATGTCTACTAACATCATCAAGTAATGACACTAATTGTGTTTGTGCATCTTCTGGTGGGTTTATAACTAGTTGTTTAAATCTATCATTAAATTCTCTTGGTATGTGTTTTACATAAACATTACCTGTCATTATGTCACTTAATGTATAGAACCTTTGCTCTGTTATACGATTAACTGGTGCGTAAACTCCACCAGCACTTAATTGTGGGCTGGTTTTTTCTGATATAGAAAAGTAAAACAAAGGTGCATTTATTGTTTGTTGAATAACATCAAGCAAAGATGAGAACACTACTGGTGGTTCTTCAATAGAAACTTCGTTAGGTTGTGTAACTGATTCTTCCTCAGTAAGTTCCTCTAAATCTTGTAAATCGTTATCTTCTTCCATTAATCCCTGCTGTTTGCACTGTTATTTGGACTTATCTCATAGAATAGCACCTCATTAGCTAATTGTGCGAAGTTAGTGCCTTGACTTTCTTCTATTAAGTCTGTCCAAATTTGTGTCATTATCTCTCTTGCTCTTACTGGACCTTCGCTAGTACCATTTAAAGTTCTAGCTCTCTTTGTGGGTTTGACAATATTTAGAGTCAATCCTTTGTAAGTGTATGTCCCACCTTTTAATAATACATCAATTATTTCATCTCTTCTATCTAAATACTGTTCTATATATTTCCACTCAGGACTATTAGCTGTTTGTTCATAATCAGTCCATCTTCTTAATTCTTGCATAAGTTCAATGGTTGATGCTGTTCTAGGTTTACCTGCATAGTTAAATATATCAATACCATATTCATCATCAATGCTATTTTTTAATTGAGAGAATCTTCTTTGTTGCTCTCCAGGACTTAGGTTTTCTTCTCTAATATCTTGTTTACCTTTTTCATATTCAAATATTGCCTGTGAGTGTCTCATGTAGTTAGCTCTTTGTTGTGGTGTTAAATCAACACTTGTTAACTCAAAGTAAGCAGGATAGAATAATTCATCTTCAATCTTGTCAGGGAATATGTAATATGCTGTGTTAGGTAAAGCGTTAGCATCTAATAGTTTTTTGTTTTCAGGTTTTATCCAATAAAAGAAGGAGTTTTCTTTGAGTGGTTTTCTACCAGTCTTATAAGATTTAGCTTGTTTCAAAGGTATAGGATTTATTCCAAACTTTTCTATAAAATCTTGTTGTGTTTGAAAATGGTCATAACCATTTTTTATAAGTATCTCTTGGTATTTATTTACTAATGTTTGTACACCATACCAAGTACCATTCTTATCTTCTACTTCTATTCTTGGTACTACAGCAGTTGGTAATGAAAACTGTGCTAATCCTCTGAATATATAAATATTTCTTGCTTGTTTTCCTGCCTGGTCTAAGTATTTTTGTACAGACATTGGGTCTGATTGGTCAACTAAACCTGCTAATACATACGCTGTGTATATATCTCCCATTGTTGTTGCATATCCACGCTTTGTTGTTTCATCTCCTGAATCTAAAGCAGAAAAGAATTTTTTAAGATAAGCTGGACCTTGTTCAAGTATTGAACCTGCACCAGCATTTTCAAACTCACCAAGTACAGTCTTTCTAAGTAACTTAGGACTTCCTAGTTTATTCATAATAAATTTCATTGGAATAGTTACTACTGGTCCAAAACCTGGTGCAAAACCATTTTGTGCAACTAAGTTAAGACCTGTAGCAAAACCAGGTGCAGTTGCTCTGATTCCTTGGTCTGTTAAATCTTGACCAAACACTGTTGATTGATATGGTGAAGTAATTTTATCTGATAGTACATCTCTTGCACCTGACATTTCTACTGCATATCCTAATGCTGGAATAGCACCTAAAGATAACACATTAAATACATCAACATAGTTAAATACTTGTTTTCCTGTATTTGGGTCTTTACTAAAGAATCCATTTTCACTATCCCAAGGTTTAGATTCTTGCCCATTATCTATGGCTATTCTTGCTCTGTTAAATTTTTGTGGATTATCTACAATCAACTTACCCCAAGACTGTGCGACCTCAGCCCATATCTCAGGGAATGGAATATATTTAGAAAACAAGTCAGAAGCAACATGTCGTTTAGATAAAGAATAAAATAGTGTTTGCACTTGTTGTAATGCAGAGTGTTTAAGTAATGTTTCTGCTTGTGCAACAGAAGTAATTGTGTTTTCTAAAGCAGGTTGTTTTGCTGCAGCAGCTAAATCATCCCACAGTTTATTACCATCAATCCATACTTTTGCACCTTTCATAAACTCATCTTTAGCTTCTTGAGTCATATAAGGCAATATTTCTATAGCACCTTCATAAAATGCATATCTAAACAAAGGGTCTCTGTTAAGTTTGTTCGATGGTTTGGATATGAGGTTGTTATATCCTCTTTCCATAAGTTTTTGATATGTTGAATATTTGTTATCAAAATCTATGTCATCTGTAAACCCAGCAGCTCTTATTTCATCACCACTAATTATTGTTCCTGATTCAGATACTCTGTTATTTAAATCAAACTTTCTAGGTATTTGTTTAGGTCCTAAATCTGCAGCATCTATTTCATCCTTAAATACTCTAATGAACTCTTTATAAAACTTTTGATTAGCTTGTCCTCTTTCTTTGAACTTCATAGTGTTGATATGTTGTTTGTATCTAGCCCAGTCTTTACCATCTATAACACCACCATTTTTTATAAATTGAAATAATTTAGTGTTAGCACCTACAGATAAGTCAACTGTAAATTTTGGATATGTTTTTTTACCTTTGTTATAAAATACTTTTGTTGCTATTTCTGCAGAAATTTCTCTACCAGTAATTGGGTCTAATATTTTTGCAGTAGGGTTACCAGTTGCCTTTCCTATTCTGTAAGCAATAGATTCTAAGTATTCTCTTAATGCACCTTTATCTGTAAGGTATCTTTTATCTTCAGGGTTGTAACTTCTTTTAACAAACTCTTCTAGTCTATCTCTTGCTGTTCCTGGTCTTTGTAAAATATCTAATGCACCATCAACACCAAAGTTTGCAACTAATACAGTATTGTAATCTTGGGAAAGTATCTCTCCTATTTCCCCCCATAGTCCTTCCCAGTATCTTGGATTTATAACACCATTTGCTTGTCTTTTGTCTGTCATAACATATAGGTTTTCAGATAAATCTTTTCTACCATCTAAAAGACCTCTTGTTATAGCTGTTTCGCTTTGAGATACTAGATAGGCTTCATCTGTTGAAAACAAACTACCACTAGGCATACCTTGCGCTGCACCTTTTACATCTTCAACTTTAAGTGACAATGCATCAAAGTTTGATTTATACATAGCTTCCATAGTTGTTTTGTTTAGAACAGCATCAATATTTATATTGGCTGCACCTCCTGCAGGTGCTTCATAGATAGGTAACATACCAAAATCATCAATGGCTTTTCCATAACCTGCTTGTGTAGCTAGTTCTTTATTTGCTACAAATACTGCTTCTTGGAAACTTTGCGCACCTAAATACACTGCGTTATCTATTGCATTTTGTCCTCTTAGTCCTATAGCTACATCAATCATATAGTTACCTTCTGAGTCAATGTATGTTCCTAGTACATGGTCTTTTTTAGAAAGTAAAGCTATAGAGTCATCATCAAAAAATATGTTGTCTAATTGTGTGTTGATATAATCAGCAGAACTTAACCCTGCTAATTGTGCTTTAGATTCTATGTCATCTAAGTTTCCAAGATTGTATTCTTTATTTTTATAAGCAGATACGAATACATCTGCATCTGATGGTTTTCTTACTTGTAAATCAAAAAACTGTCTTTCATCTAAATCTGCACTAAACCCACCAGCTTTTAAGAATGCCTCACCCATAGATTCGTAAGTGTTGCCATCATATCCAACAATGTTACCTTTAGAGGTAGCTTTTATTTTTTTTGAAGTTGTTTTAAATGCACTTTCAGGTAATGCCTCTGTAACTAAGTTTTTAACATTGTATCCATTTAAAGCAGCTTCAATAATGTAATCTGAAGGTTCTCCTGCATAGTTTACTTCTATCAAATTATGTTTAATTAAGTTTTGTATTTTTGGATAATCTATAGCTTTAAAATCATCCAATGATTTTTCATCTATAAGATTTTTAAGCATTGTTACATCATCAGGAGACATCCTTGAAGAAAATACTATTTCTCCTAAATTATTGTACGCAGACAAGACTTCGTTTTCTCTTACTTGTTGTCCAAGATAACCTAATGATTTATTACTAAGTAATGCTGCTCGTTTGAATGGTGTAGTAAAGATATTGACTGTACCACCAAATGCTGCCCTTGCTGCTTCTTCAGGTGCGATACGAAGTTTTAAAGCATATCTAAACATCCATGCAGGTTTTAATATATTGTTTTGTAAATCATCCAACATAGTATCTATTGGTCCTTTTGGCTTCAAAGATAACTTATTAGCTTTTGCATTCTGTACTAGTGCTTTTCTAGGTATCTTAAGAAAGTCAGTCCAGCCAAAATCTTTTTCATTTAACAAATCTTTAGGTTTATTGACCCATGCTCTTAGTAAAGAATCTTCAGGTCCTATCAAACTTTGATGCGCTCTTGTAGCTCTTACTACATCTCTTGGGTCTAATAAAGATGCTGTAAAAGAATCAGATGCTTGTGTTAATAAATGCATAGATGGCACAGCTTCAAAGACTACTCTTTGTAAATCTTTTTCATCTACTTTTACACCAGTAGCTTCAAAGTGTGCTTGTGCATCAGTAATAAGTTGGTCAAATTTTTTCTTAACTTTTGCACCATTAAAAGCAAGTGATTTACCATAAGTGTTATCAAAGAAAGACCTAAGTTCATCAAGTTCAGCTACATAAGCCTCTTGTTGTTTTAACAAATCCTCTACATCTATTTTTAATTTAGGATTTTCTTTAACTACAGATTTTGCTACTGCTTGATTTATTCTGTGTGTAATTTCATTTAACTCATCTTGGTTTTCTGCTGCTAGTACTTCTCTTACAAATGCACCTCTTGTTTTTGTATCGGCAAATGACAGTTTTAACATATCATCTGCATTATTTGCTGCAGCCCCTAAATCTCCTATGACCATAACTGTTTCAGGTCTAAGTTGCATAGCTCTTCTTACATGTCTAGGAATTACTGCTTGACTTAACTGTGTTCCCATACCAAGAAGTTTTTTTGCTGAGTTATCTCTTGATAATAATGAACCTGTAAGTTTTCTAAGTGGTGCAACATCTGTAGCTTGTCCTGTCATAAGTTTGCCCATATAGTTAAACAATTCACCAGTTACTGTTGGCTTTGCAGGTAACACATCTAATCCAAAATTTATATTGTCTAATGTAAGATTTCTTATTCTATCTAGCTCTGCAGTCTTTTCAGGTAGTTTTGTTTTTAACATTGTAAAAACATCATCAAAGTTTTTTTGAGTTAAATTACCACCTTTAGCAACCATTTCTAGTATGTTCCATACATCATCTGCATTATCTACTTGTAGTATTACTTCTTTAAATGATGGATGTATATTTTTAAACTCAGGTATATCGTTTAAGAATGACATACCTTCATCACCTTTTAAGTCTGCTAGTGCTTGTCCAAACTTTTGCCCCCAACCTGTTTTTCTTACATCATCTATTGTTCTTCCATAAAATGCAAGTCTTGCTTTCTTACCTTTTTCTCCTAGTTTAAAAGTATTAGCAAGTGTTTTTGTTGTAAGTGATATACCATCTTTAGCAAGTTTTACTTGTTGGTTAGCTTGAACCATACCTCTCATAGCTGTTTTTACACCAGCACCATAAGCTAACGCTAAGTTAGTAGGGTCTGCTGCTAATCTAAAAACACCATCAATAATTCCTGATAACACATTGTATCCCATAGCACCTGGTTCTTGTACTTGTGCTGCTATGACACGACCAGGAGATATATTTATTTTTTCTCCTGATTTAGTTGTGTACTTAAATCTATCTTCTCTTAAATCAAATAACTGAGTTATTGGTAAACCATAAACATCTCTTGCTTTAGACATAGCTTCGTTAGTAGGTGTACCTCTTCTTATCTCATCTAAATACACTTGAGTTTGTTTTAGGTCAACTGATTTAGGTATAAAACCAGTTCCTAAGTTTATAGGATTACCTTTCTTTCTTTCATCAAGAAACATTTGATACTCTGTAGGTCCATACTTTTCTTTTGCATTTTGAAAAGCAGCACCAACTCCAGGACCAATAACAGAATCTAAATAATTAGCTGTATATCTATCTTTATAAGATGCTTGACCTGTAATTAAACTTCCTAATCCACCAACTGCAGCTTGTGCAACTGTCAAAGGAACTGACCTACCTGTTTCTTGTGCTGCAACTACTGCAGACTTAAATCCCCTAGATACTGGTTGAAATGCTGCATCGAGCAACAACATACCTTGTTGAAACTTTCTTTTACCCCAAGAAACATTTGTAACTATATCTTGTGTATTTTTTTGTACAATTTTTTCTTGTACTCTGTTTGCTAACTGTAAAGCTAAATCATCTTCTGCTTCAAGTCCTGATAATCCTGCATATACAAGCAACTCATTTGGCATATTAGGATATGCTGTAGCTAGATTAACTATTCTTTGTGCAAGTTCAGGATTAGAGTCTTTAGCACCTTGATTATAACTATCTATTGAAACTCTAGTTTTATTAGCTGATTCGGCTACTAAATCATATAATGATATGCTTGTACCATAATTACGCATATCTGCTTTCCGAATCTGTCAATCTAGTATTTTGTCTTGGGTTTTCTACCATAGGTGTAGCATTTTTTTGCTCAAACAAATCTAGTAACAATGGGTCTCTTCCAAATCTTTCAATAAGTCCTGCTAAATATGCATTTAAATCTCCAGCAGGTCTTTGTTTTGTTGGTCCAGGACCAGCACCTTGTGATATACCAGCAGTATTTGGTTCTGCAGGATTTCTTGTTGCTGAACCTAAAGCTATAGGATTTACAGCGCTAACTCCTAATGGTCCTGTTTCTGCTTCTACAATCTCTGTAGATTCACCTTCCAGTCCTCCAGCTAAAGTATTTACTAATTTTGATGAACCTGTAGAATCTCCTTCTTTCCTAGGTATATATAAATCTTGAAAAGCTGGGTCTTTTGCATCTGTAGCTTCTTGTGCCATTTTTAAAGTTGCTGGTTTTCTTACCATTGTTCACCTTCGTTCTCTTCTAAGAATCTACTTAAGTTATTTAAAAAATTTAAAACTTCATCGTTTTCAGGTCTGCCATCTTCTATAACAAAATCTATTCTTAGGTGTACACCAGCTATTGGTGTTGGCAACCAATACTGCATAACAGGAGGAGTAAACTCTTCCATTTCTGCATCTTGTATTTGAAACTCTTTTCCAAAATCAAAGTTCCAATCATCCTGATTTATAATGTCATAAAACTTTTCGTTTGTTTCTTGCATTGGGTCAAATTCAGACATTATCCTCCTTGCTGTGCTACTTGTTGTAATACTTGTGCTAATCCTGGAGGAGGTCCTTGAGGTCCTGCCGGTTGTTGTGGTCCAGCCATAAGTTGTTCTTCTTCTTCAGAAACTTCCTCACCTTCAGGAGTATAATATTTATCTAAAATATCTGACATCTTTTGAGGGTTCTTTCTAATGTCTATTGCAGCCATAGTTGCTTTAGGATTACCCTGTGCAGCTTGTGCCATAAGACTTTCAAACAATACTGTCTCTGCTCTTTCTGCAGATATACGATTTTGTATTTTAGTAATGTTATCTAATCCATCCATGTTTTCTTGTAATGTCTGTGTATCAATAATTCCTTGTTGTTTTAATTGCAACCCTGTAATTATCTTTTGTGGCTCATCAAAACCAGCCATTACTCCATACACTCTTCTTGTTTCGTAAACTTCTGATATATCAGATGATGGTGTGTAAGACTCTTTGTATGCTGTTCCTTTATGCATACCAGCAATAGGTTTTCTTGTAGATGTAAACATTATTTCATCGTATTCAAGTCTTTTAGCATCTATTTGTTCTAATGCTTCTTTAAGAACTGTTTGATATTCTCTAACATGCAGTGATGCAGATTGTCCTAGTTCTTCTAGTCCTCTACCAGTTACAAATGCATTTGGTGATTGACCATCATCAGATACTGGATATGCAGCACCTAATCTAAGATGTCTTTCTAATCTATCTACTTGTTGAAATAATTGATAAGGTAAGTTATTGACTGGTTTAGATACAGATGAACCTGGTGTCAAATAGTTTACAGCAAATCTGCCTTTTCTATATTTGCCTGACTCTATTTCACCAACAATGTTTGTTTCTGTAAATACTGCATCTTCCATAGCAATAGTTCCAAGTATGTTAATTTTTGCCATGTTTGCCATAAGACCTGTAATGTGTTGAAACTGTGATTGCATTTGGTCAAACGCATATCTTTTAGCTACAACAAAACAAGGTCCTGACTTAAGCATATTTGGCATAAAGTCAATAATCTTTTTGTTTTCAGGTAAAAATACATAAGTACCTTCTGCATCTCTATATTCAACAACTACTTTGCCATGACCACTTGAGTTAGCCCAAGCACCTGCTCTGTCTGTACTATCCATAAGTGCAGAATAAGGATTTTGAAAACCATCATCATTTTCTTCTTTTTGAAATATGTATTGTTTAGCTTCAGGATATTGTTCTGCCAATATTGTGTGTGGCACTCTACGAATTATTGCTAATTCTTTTGGTTGTTGGTCATTACCAAACACTCCTGGATAACAAGTAAAAGGGTCTTGAAGTTCAGCATAAGGATATGGGTTACCATCTTTATCTCTTTTGTGTCCTATGGTCCATACTATAAAACCATAACCAGGTAACCATCTTGCAGCTTGTGGTAATTGCATGTGTAGCTTTTGAAACTTGTCATAAGAAGTCACAATTCTTTCTAATTTTTCTGATTTTTTCTTTGCTCTTTCGGAATCTTTATCGTTTATAATATCAACTTTTAAATCAGGACTTCTTCCTAATTTTTGTGAAAATCTTTCTAATGCAGTTAAAAATAGGTTAGGTGCTGGTAACTCATGGTATTCTACATTTATTGAATTACCTAGAAGTGCTTTTACTGCAGCTTCACCACCATTCATAATGTCACGAATTCTAGACCTATCAATCATTTGTTCTCTATTGATAACTCTTAGGTAATCTATCTTCTCGTACAACTTATCGCTATCTAAAGGCATTTAACTCCAATTATCTACATCCATACTACTAGGTTCATACCCAGTAAAGCTAGGACTATAATCATATCCTAACTCTGCAAATCTTTCTTTTTGCATTCTTCTTATGGCTCTCATTGGAAACCAACTAGCCATAACTATGTCAGTCTTAGTGCCTACAGTTTTACTTCTGTTTCTTGCAGAACTGAAATACACTAACTGACTTGTATATAAGTTTACCTTTTCTTGGGCTTCATATCCAAGATATGGTAAATTAATATTTTCTTCTTGGAACATAGGTCTCATAGCTGTAACACCAAATATTGGGTCAAACTTTTGTGACCTTGTTTCATGTCCCTCTAAAAATATACCATGACTTGATGCAAACTTGCGTATTGATTCATCCTGTCTTATTGCTTTTTGAAAACCATTTTCTTCAATAACCCAATGTGACAAGTTGTATTTATTCCACCAATCTTTTATTAATTCTAATGCTTGTGGGATACCTCCACCTAGATTGTTATTCAAATCTATAAGATATAGTTTTTGTGTTTCCACATCATATCCCCACAAAACTGCTGCCTGATATCCAGTAGATGCAGGGTCTAATCCTGCAATAAGTCTTACACCTTGTGGCACATGTCCAATATCTCTTTTTTGGTCTCTACATGCTTCTATTTCTTCTCTGCTAAACAAAGATAATCCATCAGGTATTGCAACATTTAGATAAACCATTTCAAAGATAGCTCTACCACCTGTAGTTTCTGCAGCTCTCTTTCTATCCATTAGCCACTTGTAGGTTCTTTTACCTGACCACAACATACATTCAACATGCTCATCATCTGACCAATCAGGTTTATTACAGCTAGTATCGTGTGCTTCTTCTACTAAGGTTGACCAGGATTCATTGTCTAACAAGTGATGATACAAGTCATCATAGTGTTGCCTAGAACCAATAACGATTATGGCTGTGTGTTCTTCTTTACGACTTGACAGTGTTGTGGTCCACCAGTTTCTTGTGTTTTCTCTTGAAGCTGGTTGCATAGTTGATGAGTGGTCCTCCAAGTCATCTGCGATAATGATGTCACAATCTCGTGATAAGATTTTACCTCCACGACCGATACCAACCATGGTAGGTGACTTAATCCCAGTAACAGTACGAGTGCCAACAGTAAACCCATTCTGCGACCACGCTTTGCCAGTTCGAGATGTTGGCTTAAAAGTTTTTCCAGGAGGACAGAGTTCTTCAATTAGTTTCTCATTATTATCTAGTTGGTCAATTACAGAAGATACTGCGTTCTTGGCAATCTCTTCATTACCTCCTACCCATAAAATCCTAACATTTGGATTTTTGATAATCAACCATACTGCAAAATGAATTAGTAAGTCTGTCTTGCCATGTCGTGGTGGAGATAGTATCATCTGCTGTCCACCATTATCTATAGCATTTAAAATAGATTCAATCCATCTTATGTGAAACTCAGGTGTCTCGTAAGGAATACCTTGTTCAGTTTCAAAGTATCTATCTCTAAAATTTTTAAAATCTCTTAGTGACCTTTCTGCTTCTACTTTTAGTTTCCAGTTTCTTGCAGATTCTTCTGTTTCAATATCTTCTACCCAAGCAGCGTATGCATAACTAAGTGCAGCTTTTGTACAATCTAAAAGTTTTGCTGCATCTTGTTTACTTAAATCACCTTTTAATATTTTTGGTCCAAGGTCTTGTTCTTTTAATTTTTGATAAACTTCACCTCTTCTTTTTTGCACATTAGGTTCTGCTACTGGTTTACCATCGTGTTCAGGTTCATACACTGCACCATTCTTCTTAGCATAAGCTATTGCATTATGTGTAGATTTAGAACATTTAGTTGAACAATATTTTCTTTTAGGAGGTTTTAGTAAATTATGACATCCCTTTGCGAAACAAACTTTTGCTTTACTCATTTTCTGTAGTGTTCACACTCCTTGTTTAAACAAGTCATTTTCTGCTTGTCATTATTGTAAACTAGATGTTCCCCACAACTAGGGCATCCAACTTTCAAGTAATTTTTTTTCTTCTTCCACTCTTTGCTCTTGATTTAGATACAGCAGCAATATTTACTTTTTTACCTGCTCTATACGCTTTCTGTGTTCTTTTTATTTCGGCTGCTCTCTTCTTTGCTTCTGCATCAGACATACCTTCTAAATATTTAGCAGGTACACCATATCTATAAGGTTGTGTTCTTCTACTCATCAATCATCTCCTGCCCAATTAGGATTACCTGCATACTCTTTTTTAGATTTATCATTTTTTGATTTTTTTAATTTTCCCATTTTTTGTCCTAGCAAACTTATGTGTTTTAGTTTCTCTAATAAGAGTTCCATAATGTCTTTTGCCACCCCACATCCAACTAACCTGTGCCATTATTTTTTCTTCTTTATGTCGTTATCTTGTGAGTGTCCACCTCTTATAAAACTGTTTACTCTACCCATAGCCCAAGCTGCCATAGATACATTACGAGAACCTGAAGATACATAAGCACCTTGTCCTCTTCTGTACACTTGTGCAAGTTGTCCATAAGTGTATTTTGATTTTTTAGCTTTTTCTCTTAATGATTTTTGTGCCGATGCTGGTATAGCCATTATCTACCTACATTCTTCTGTGCATTGACATGTGCTTTACTGAAAGAGTTACCTCTTACCATAGAGTTGTACATGTACTGCATGTGTTTTTTTGTGTGATGCTTTGAGTGTTTCTTCATCGCATCTTGTTGTCTCTTTGTTAATTTAGAAACATCTACGCCTTTTATTTTCATAGTTTACCACGCTTTGCAAGACCAATACCTAGGTGTAGTCTTGTCTGTTGCTGTATCGCATTTATGTCTAGCTCTAAAAGATTTTCTTGCTTCAGGATTATCCTTTCTAATTTCCATGTTAGGGTCTCCAAACATTACTTTGATGACTTTGCCACTTTTATTTTTTACATAGACTTTAGATTTTTTTCTACCATAACCAGGTTCACCTTTAGTTATCCTAGAAGGCTTATTAAGGGTGACTGTTTTACCTTGATATGTTGCCATTATATTTTATCTTTCTTAATCAAAATCCATGCCCACGCATTTACAAGAACAAACATAAGAAATACTATAAAAGCATCCATTATGTTTTTTTTGGTCTGCGTTTGCCATCTCTTAGCTTTTTAAAATCTGCAGCAGTAATCTTTTTAAAAGGTGGTGCTACAGCAGCTAGTTTCTTTTGTTTTGCTGAATAATCTTTATAAGGCATTAGTAACCTAGTTTCTTTTTGCCTTTGCCTTTAGATTTTTTCTTTTTGTTTTTATACATTTTCATAATCATTACTATAACACAAAACTCCACCGAAGTGGAGTTCTGTTTGTATACAGTGTCCAAACTGTTTATGAAAAAAAACGAAATACACTTACATCTTACAGAATCACAAATGTCCTATATGATAAGCATTCTTTCTTTTTTCTAATCGTATACCCCTATACGATACTTAGGACCACCCTAAGTAATACCAGTATATATATAAATAAATATTGTGGCGTAAAAAAAAATTTTTTTGTCTGAGGTTATTTTTATAATACGATTGGGTGCATCAGTTGCCTGGCACACCCTCACGCATACACAATAGAAAGGGCAATCATGTCTTTAATGAATAAAGGGTTATGAAAACCATCTAATCTACTATAGCACATACTAGACTTATATAGGGATTTTTAAAACTTATTTTGCCTCCTTAATAAGTCACTTGAAAATCCCCACATAAAATATTTTTATGGTATAGTAGAAAAACAAACACGATAGACTCCAGGCACTTAGAAAGAATCTATCAGATAAAAACTTCAATAAGTGGACTTGCCTGACCATGGTAACTAGCGTTAAAGGCTATTATTTCATAATATTTAAATAAGTCATAAACAGATTTGTTATCGGTTGGGAGGGATGACACAGGGTAAGTTGTACTAATATCACAAACTTAAGACATTGTGAAATATAATTCACATAGTCTTTTACTTGTGAAAATACTTAATCCAGTAACAATAAATAAGATATAAACAGGTGGGCTAACTTAGAGTTAACAGCATATATTTAGAGGACACACATATACATAAGTGGCGTGTCACATTTAACCCCTACCCTACTATATATTGTGTATCTACACCTATATACAACATCTTGTATGTCATAGGAATAACCTAATATTGGTAAACTTTGGCAATAAAATAACAACTTCTAGAAAACATATACTAGTAAATTAAACAGAAACAAAGAAAGGTTAAGTTGACTAACCCCCAGCTAAAATTCTTTCAACCATCTTCACCCCCCAAAATTGCCAAGATTTTTCTAGTAAATAAATATTTTTTTTTGACCTTCTGAAAAACCCCAATAAACATTGAATATTTTTTTTAAATTATTTTCAATAGTAGTTGACAAATAAAATAATCGTAGTATAGTTAATACTGAATCAAGACTGAGAAAGACAAAGATTCTCAAGAGATTCAAAACACAGTAGGAAGGACCTAGGACTTTCAAGACCAGCCCTAGGAAAGTGAGCGAGTCAAGTACGAAGTCACAAGGGGAAATTAGACCGAAATGGCAAAACCAAAATGACTTCCAAGAGTGGACAAAGATACGCCCCCAAAACATAAGGGCTAACACTCTCTGAGCAATCAGATTGGTGGTAACACATAAAACAACCTCACCAGCGAAAAATTCAAGCTAACGAAACTCAAGAAAATAGGTAAAAAGTTACAGCGATAGTATCAACCTAACATCTAAAATGTTCCACGATATTGAGCCAAGTTTACGCAAGAGTCACATTGAGAGAGGTGCGCACAATTCATTTAGCCCCCTTTATAAATTGCTTACAATTCGGTGAGCAATTTTAGAGGAGGCAAAAAAAATGGCAAAACTTAGCGAAGTTGTAAATCAACTTAATGAGGAATTTCAAATTCCTAAGACTGAGAAAGAATTAGTTTTAGAGAAAGAGGAAAAAGAATTTAAAGAGAAAAAGAAAAGGTTACTAGCCGATTTTATTTCTAATAATTTCGAATGGGATGGTTCAGATATTTTAGATATTTGTCAATTAGCATTGGAAGATTCTAACTTTCACACTCTAAACAAAGTAATAACTTCAGTAAGAAAACAACAAAAGATTGAATCAGACTGGGATTATTGCAAAAACATTTAATTAGCTTAGAGGATGTTTAAACAAGCATCCTCAAAGGTAATTAAATAATTACCAAGATTATAGGAGGCAAAAATGGAAAATGATAATGTAATCATAGCGAAAGCATCGATTGAATTAATTGATAATAACGATGATTTAAGAGAAGTATGGAAAGCTATGAAAAAGAAATGGGATGAAAATACAAAAGCAGAAATCACCAATTATAAAAAAGGTGACCAAGTTGTTGTTACTTTCAAAAGTGGAAAACTATATCCAGCAATCGTAGAAAAAGTAAATACAAAAACTATTGGAGTTGTATTGACTGGTGAATTCGAAGGCAGAAAATATAGAGTTTCACCCTCATACATAAATCATAACTAATTAGCTAACTACTCATTG